ATGCTGGACAACATTACAGCAACAGAATTGAGATCCATTACAATTGACGAGAAAGGTATAATAAAGTTCAGCGATGTTGTAGAAAGCCACGCAGATAATGCTATGGCTCTTGCTCTTGCTTGCTGGTGTCTAAACGACGTAAAGGTAAAGGAAACTGCGTACTTGCCTGATTGGATCATAGCCGAGAGAGCAAAGAAGATAAGGAAAGGTATTGCCTCTTCTAAACGAAGATACTAACTTTTTTACATTATGGAAATAACGAATAGGAGAAACGCTAATGAATAAAAGAGAAACTATTATTCTCATCCAAACAATCTTGGAAGAGCACGAACATTATTGGAGCGATAAGAAGCCTGAATTACAACGATACAAGAATTCATACGAAGGCAAGTTCTGGGAAGAGAAAGACATAGATCCTGCTATGATCCGTATTGAGACAAGCGATTGCTATTCTTTCGTTGAAGGCTTTCAGTCAAGTTTGTTCTCTAAAAATCCTGCTGTTGTTATCGCACCTGATGAAGCAAGCCCAAGTGGTAATGCTGAATTAGCACAAGCAGCAGCAAACAGATGGTTGTTTGAGCAAAGAACACAGATAGAGATTGCTTCACGATTAGCACTAATTTATCCACAATCATTTATCAAAATGTCCCCAAAGCAAAGCGATGACTTGCTAAACAAAGTAGAATTGAGAGCAGTAGTTCCGTGGGAAATTATCCTTGATACTGACGCCTCTTCTTGGGACACACAGAGATTTGTAGGACACATTTACTACATACCTCTCAATGAAGCCAAACAAAAGTGGGGAGCCAGAGATTGGCAACCACAACCGAAGGATGATTACTTCTCGGTTCAAAAGAGAATTCTCAAAACAGATGACTTGCCTGATGCTTATCAGTACATAAAGATTGTTGAGATTTATGATTTGTCTTATGATAAGTTGTATGTCTTCACACCAAATCTTACAGGCGATAAACAAATTTTAGAGAGAAGCCAAATACCTTTGAGAACCTATGACGATGCTCCTGTTGTTCCTATTGCCCCACTTTATTATTCCAGACAACCAGAGAAGCCTATGTGTGGTATTTCTGCTGTATCTCGTGTGTTTGATCAGTTCTATGAGAAGAACATTTTGAGAACTTATTGGGCTAATGCTGTCCGTAGAGATAGTCGTCAATACATTTACAAAGAAGGTGCTATTGACGAAGAAAGCCTTGCAAAGATTACTGCTGGTGTTGATGGTGCTATGATCCCTGTTGATGAACCTTCTCTTGCTGGTATTATCCAACAAGTAGGTGTAGAGCCTATCTCTTCTAACTTTGATAGATACTTGGCTCAAATTGAGAGCGACATCAACAGAGGAACTATTCTTGCTCCTTTCTCTCGTGGTGAAACTACTGGTGTTACAGCGACGGAAATCAACGCTCTTGCCCAGTATTCTGCTTCCCAGTTAGGTAAGTTGGCGAGAGAGCGAGACGCCACTATTGAGGCATTAGCACTAATCTATTTGCGTTCTATTTCTCTATTAGCAGACGAAGGAGACAAGGCAACTATCTCTATCAAGGATCAGCCAAAGGTAATTACAGCAAAGGACTTGGATGCGAAGTTTAAGATTATTGCTTTGGATCAAGCCTCTACACCTGTATCAAGCGAAATCAAGAAGAGAACACTTGTAGAACTTATGGAACCTTTGTTGGCTCTTGGTGTTCAACCAGAGAAGATAAAAGAAGAATTGGTTAGATTGTATGATTTACCACAGACGTTTTTAGAAGCCCCAGAACCTCCACCAGAGGCTCCTGCTCCTGAACCTATGTTAGCCCCTGCTCCTGCTCCACAAATGCCTTCTATGCCTACTGGTGAGCCCACAGCAGAGAACCTTGCTATGATGCTTGGAGGACAACAATAATGTCTATCTTCCACAGATGTGAAACTTGTTATTATGCTGTAAAGACAGGAGACGATCACAAGTACAAACAATTTACCTGCCCTTATGACGGAGACGTTATGCTTCACCACTATGTTGATGAAATGTCTATCTTCACCAATTTAGAAGATTGGATTGCAAAAGGAAAAAAAGGATACTATTCATTAGCACTTGGTAGAGCAGTTGAGAATAAACAAGAAGAAGAAAAGATTATGAAAGACAGAGGCTTTATCAAAGAAAGCGATCTGAAACAAGCCACTGCTGACGACTGGTATGATAAGTGGTGGGAAGTAGAGAACGCAAAGGAAGAGGAAATCCAACGCCTTATGGAAATCTACAACAATGCTCTATCAGAGGGCAAAACAAAAGAGGAAGCAATCGCAGAAGCATTTACAGCAGAAGATTGCCTTTCCGGACATTTAGACAATTTATTTAAAAGAGGAGAAACAAATGGCTAAAATGATGAAAGAAATGGAACAACCGGAAATGGAACTATCTATTGAGGTTGGTGCCGCAGAAGAAAAAGACGAAGGTATGTATGAAGAACTTGCCCCACAAGGTAGATTTAGTAAGAAGTCGCTCAACAATCTTGTTAAGGCTACAAACAGACTACTACCTTTGTTTGAGCAAACACCTGACTATCCTATGTTCGCTGACGGAATTGATGGTAAATTACCAACTGATTTCGTTCGTGTTCTATCTATGTTTCAAGGTGCTGTAAATTCAGCAGTAGCAAGCGATGTAATTGACGCTGAAATGGACTTCCAATTAGAAGACTTGATTGACGACAATTCTGCTATGGCTCTTGCTGGAAAACTTACAAGTCTTTCAGGCAACAGACAATTCCGCTCATTTCTCAAAGAACCACAAGAAGGTGTTGTTGAGGAAGAAGTAGTAGCAGAAGAAGAAATGCCTATGGAAGAAGGTGGTATGAAAACACCAGAACAAATGACGGAAGAGGAAATGGATGCTTTCCTTATGGGGAGGATCTAAATGCCTGTTTATGATACACCAAGAGGTTGGAAGATTGAGGGCGTCAAAGGTTATCACAGAAGCAAAGAGGCAGCAGAGAGACGTTTAGCAGCAATCAAATCCAAAGACAATAAACCAGCAGAAGGCAAACGCTTTGTAAAGAAAGTGAAAGATCCTGAAACTGGTAGAGAAAGAAAAGTTTCTTATGGACAAGCAGGAAAAGCAGATGACGGCAAGGACAGAATACGTCCAAGCACAAAGAAAGCAGATGCCTATTGTGCTCGTTCTTATGGGATAAAGAAAGGCTTACCGAAAGATAAGCAAAATGATCCAAATACACCAAATAACCTTTCCAGAAAAAAATGGAAATGTAGCGGAAAGAAAAGCCGCAGATAAGCATAATTATAAAAGGAGAAAAGTATGCGAGATAATAATAACACCTCCTCTGATGAGGGGACTATTGATGACGTTGCCGAAGATCAACAATTTGATGGAGAAGAAGTAGAAACAGAGGAATACACCTTTGACGATTTACTTGGACTTACAGAAGAAGATGATCCGGAATTCACAGATGAAGCAAACCACAGAGGTATGAAGCCCCTGAAAGATTGGTTGCCGCACATCCCAGAAGACGTCCGCAAACACCTTGCTAATTTCCGTGCTGACTACACAAGAAAGACACAAGAATTAGCAGCAGAAAGAAAACAGATTGAGGCTCTCAAAGCAGAACTTCTATCTACAAAAGAAGGTACGCTCAATTCACCTATGTTAGAAGAAATGTCCAAACACATTACAGATGAAGAACACGACATTTATTCAGAAGAAGGTATGAAGGCAGAAATCAAACGACAAGCAGCACTTATGCTAAACGAAATGATCAAGCCAGCACAAGAGCAAATCAAACAAGAGCGAAGACAAATGGAATTGGAAGCGTTCAAAGCAGACAATCCAGAACTTACACAAGACGAATACAGGATGCCTATTGCTAAAATGCTAATGGAACGTCCTGAACTAAAATTGGAAGATGCCTTCTACATTGTGAAGGCTCGTGTTGATGCTGCTAAAACACAAGCAGAGAGGGAGGAGATTGCCCGTCAGAAGACTTCTCGCAAAGAAACCTATGGAAGAACCTCCACAGGAAAAAACACCGCTAAACCTCAACCTCCGAAGACGAGAGACGCTTGGGAATTGTACAACTTCTACAAGAACAATCCTGATGCTATGCCTGTGAAAGGACGATAATTTATGGCGAAGATAGAACTAATCCATAATGCTCCCAAATACAACCACACCATTTCTGCTTTTGGTGTGGTGCGTAAGGGCACAAAGACAAGTAGAAAACACGTCATTATCAATCTGGAAGAAAACTACGAAACTAAACCACCAAACAAATTGTTCTGGGATAGTTTGTTGTTGCTTCTTTCCCGTTTGTTTGAGAATACAAAGACAGACTGGACAGATGTGATCATTGACGGAAGTGGTAAGAACCTAAAAATGTTGTTGGATAATCACAGACAACGACACTAAATTTTTTACAAAAATAGAATAACGAACACGACTTTGTTAAACCTCCATAAAGGAGCACCTTGATAAAGTTTTAGTTGTTCTATCATCCCTCAAAGGGACACGAGAAAAATAATCAAAACTTTATTTGCTATTTATCAAAGGAGAAAAACAAATGGCTATTTCAAACGATTTGTTGTCTTCAACCTTGTTCTCTATTCGCGATGGCGAAGTAGATGAATTATTCCAAAAGGTTGCGTTTTTAGACAACTGCAAAAAAATGGGCGGAATTGAATACGAAGATGGCGGTATCAAGATCCAACGTCCCCTTGCTCTTTCAGAGCACAGCACCATCACACAATTGCAAACAGGATACGAACCAGTATCTTTGGCTGTAAATGATGTGTTGGAACCTGCTATCTACAACTGGGCAGATTTTACTGCTCCTATCGTTATTACAAAGAAAGAAGAATTGGAAAACAAAGGCGAGAAAGCAATCGTAAAGATTGTTGAGGCTCGTATGCGTTCTGTTATGGGGATGCTTCGTCGTGAATTGAACAAGCAAATCCTTATCGGTACTTCTACTATTCTTTCTGACGTAAATACTTTGAACGGAGCCGAAGGTGGTTTCTTGGAAGCAGAACCTGTTGGATCACAAACCAATTCTGTTGGTGGTGTATCAAAGGCTGCTTATTCAGGAACAGCAGGTTGGCAAAACCAAGTTGCTGACTGCGGTGGTGCTTTCGGAACTGATGGTATCTTGGCTATGCAAGAGGGATCTATCAAGGCTGCTTCTGTTGCTCCTATGGGCGAAATCAACTGCGTAATCTTGTCCGAAGCAACTATGGCTAACTATCGTCGTGCTTTGTTCGCACAAGAACGCTACATCAATGAAAAAACATTGGATGGCGGACGTATGCAATTGGCTTTCGGTGGTGCTGTTGTTGAGGCTGATCCTCAATTGAACTACACCTTCACCTCTGGTACTTACAACGGAAAGCCGTTGTCTGGATTTATGTTGAACTTTGACGCAATCAAAATGGTTTTCCACAGAGAAGGTGATTTTGCTGTGTCTCCGTTTGAACACGTTTCTGGTACTACTGCTCGTGCTGCTCAATTGTACGTAAAGTGTCAATTGATTGCCGATCACTTGGGATCAAATGTAATTATTGTTGATGGGGAGGCATACTAAAATGGCTACTAATAGAATTATCCAACGCTTAAATGCGGGAGAGGACACATCCTCAAACAAACGACAAGTAGAGACTTTCCTTGTAGAAAATCCTGCTGGTTCACATAGCGAGTCTAGACCCAAATATATTTCTGTGGAAGAAATTACTGTAACTTATCCCAATGGTGGGGAAAATTGGCAAGCAGGTAGCATCCAAGAAATTGTTTGGTTAAGTGAGAATACTTCGGATTATGTAGATATTTATTTATCGACAGATGGTGGTTATAATTGGATACAGATATACGATCATATTATCGATAACGGAGCTATAAGTTGGACGGTTCCCAACCATCCTTCACCGGAGTGTTTAATAAGGATTCGTGATGCAGATGGAATTCCAACAGATGATAGTGATGGAAACTTTACAATCTCTGAGCGTCCAAAACCTACACTTAATGCAATAAGCGATTATAATCATTCCGTACCACTGCTTTGGAATTATCCCTTTGATACTTGGCAGTATTTTAATGTTTATCGCAGTGATATATCCGGGGGCCCTTAT